TATTGGGGAGGTCAAACCAATGAGGATTGATCTGAACCTAAATCCTGTTGTGGGCGGAAAAGTCCGGGTAATGTGTAAATCTTACCGGCAAGCCACAAAAAAGAAAGCCAAGTTGGAAAGAGCATATCCAGATTCTTGTTACCTAATTGGACAAGATACGATGGGATATTTCATCTTGCGAACTAAATGAATAGGAGGTTATAAGTGTGAACACCTTTGCAGAGCGTTTGAAGTACGCAATGGAACAGGCTGATTTGAAGCAATCGGCCCTTTCCGAACAGGCCGGGATTTCCAAGGCCGCAATCAGTCAGTATCTTTCCGGGAAGAACACCCCCAACCAAGAGCGGATCAAGGCGCTGGCCGATGTTACCGGCGTGACCTTTGATTTCCTGATGGGATATGGAGCCGCCCCGGTTACTGATGCCCCGCCCCCGGTGAAGAAAATCAGCGTGAAGGAAGCGGCCCGGTGTATGGGCAAATCTGATCAGTTTGTGCGGATCGGCCTTCAGCGTGGGCTTCTGCCCTTCGGCAATGCCGTTCCCGGCACCGGGAACAACTGGAATTACTACATTAACCCCGCCAAGTTCAGGGAGTATGTGGGCGCTGAAGCCTTCAACACCTTCTTTGGCCTGACTGCCTGACAGATTGGGGGGGGGGAATGAGTGAAACCAGCGAAAAACGAGGTGGGCGGCGGTGTGCGGTTGCCTAAATCGTTCTATGAACGCCCCCTTACCCCGAAAGAAGCCCAATTTGCCACGGACAACATCAATATTGTTTGGTGGTATTTAGACCAACAGGGCCTTGACCGGGCGGAATGGTTTGATGTGGTGATCTTCCGGTATCTGATCAGCGTGAAGCGGTGGTTCGCCCTTCCTGATTTGCAAAAAGTGAAGTTTGTCACTGTGGCCTGTAATGCTATGCGGTCAGCCATTGGGAATGCACGGCGCAAGAGCGCCAAAGAACCCCAAACTGTTAGCCTGTATGAGCCTATCCCCGGAACTGAAGATCTGTTGTATATCGACACGATAGCGGCCCCGGAAATTTTGTAAGAAGGTGAAGTAATGGAAATTAAATATAATGTTCAGGCCCCGCCCAAGAAAGCCTTCAACGGTGGAGCCAAGAGCGAGGAAGTCAAAGCCATTGAAGATTTCCTGACCAGCGGGAACGCAAAGAATATGTGCTTTGAGTATGGCACCGAGAAAGAAGCTAAAACCAAACTTTCCACGGTTTCTTCCCATAAGCGCAAGTGGAATGAGAAGAACCCCAAGAAGTATGACGCTTACCGGGTGGGCAACTGCATTTACATTGTCCGCCTGACTGGAAAGAAAGGATGATAAAGATGTTGCAAATCGGAATGACCGTGAAGGTGCTTCCTGATGCGGAGTACGGCGGCAAATATACCGGGTGTGTTGGTGTAGTGAAGAACTACTATTCCAGCAAGAAAAAGGCCGGCGTGGAGTTGGAAAAGGTTCAGAATGACGCAAGTTCCAAGGGCCTGTTTTGGTTTTCGGAAGATAAGCTGGCACCGGCCAATGATTTCTTGGGAAGCGTTTCAAAAATAATGAATGCTATGAATTGTCGGTGCAGTTTCCCCCTTCACCATACCGGCGTTCCCCCTGTGAAGAAGGTGATCTTCAGTGGCCCCAAAACTATTGTGCTGTGGGCAGATGGCACCAAAACCATTGTTTCCTGTGGCGCTGGTGATACATACGACTACTACGCCGGGTTCTGTGCCGCTGTGGTGAAGAAGCTGTTTGGTTCTACCACCCACGCCAAGAAGGTTTTGGGTGAAGTGGTTCAGGTGAAATGATCACGCTATTTCAACACCAGCAACAGGCCCTTGACCTGACGGAAGGCCACAACCGATGCGCCTATTACCTTGATATGGGACTTGGGAAAACTTTTGTCGGTTCAGAAAAAGCCCTGACCCTAAATAGCCGGGTAAACCTGTTGATCTGCCAATGTTCCAAGGTTTCTGATTGGATAGATCACATGGTTGAGAACTACGCCATGAACCATTGTTGGATGATTTATGACCTGACCAATAAGAAGGAATTTGATTGGTTTATGGCGGCGGTTGCTGAAACCGACAACCCAACCCGGATTTGCGGCGTGATCAACTATGAACTGACCTTCAGGCGTAAGATTTTGAAAACCCTTTCCGGGTTTACGCTGATGCTTGATGAAAGTTCCTTGATCCAGAATGAGAACGCCAAGCGGTCAAAGTTCATTCTTGGGCTGAACCCTGATAATGTGATCCTTCTGTCTGGTACGCCCACGGGCGGCAAGTATGAAAAGCTGTGGAGCCAATGCCGCCTTTTGGGATGGAACATATCAAAGGAACTGTTTTGGAAGCAGTACATTGAAACGGAATGGGTTGAAGAAGATGGATTCTGGCGGCAGAAAATCACCGGTTACAAAAATGTTGACCGGCTGAAGAAGAAGCTGGCTGAACATGGGGCGGTATTTATGACCACCGATGATGCCGGAATTGACCTTCCTAAACGGAACTTTGTTCCCGTTAGAACGCCCCCAGCAAAGGAATATTGGAAGTTCTGGCGGGAACGGGCGATCAGCATAAACACCGCCACCCTTCAGGAATTTGAACTTGATTCAGATTTTTGGGGTTCCAATGAAAGCTATGAGCGGGAATTGATTGGTGATACCAGCTTGACCCGCCGCCTGTATGCCCGTCAGCTTTGCGGCCTATATAACCCGAACCGGTATAAGGCATTTCGGGAACTGGTGGAGAGTACGGAAGATCGCTTGATTGTGTTCTATAACTTCACTGAAGAAATGGAGCGCATGAAGGGAATTGTAAAGGGCATGAACCGCCCTGTGTCCATCCAGTCTGGTGAAGTCAAGGATTTGGGCGCTTACAATTTCAAATCCAATTCTGTGACCTTCATTCAGTATCAGGCCGGGGCAAGAGGGGGCAACTTCCAAAAGGCCAACAAGATTATTTATTTCAGCCTTCCCGAAAGTTGGGAACTGTGGGAGCAGAGCCAAAAGCGGATTCACCGCATGGGACAAGAACGGCCATGCTTCTATTACTGGATGATTTGCCCCGGCACCGTGGAAGAAAGCATTTTTTCCACCTTGCAAATGAGAAAGGACTATAACGATGAACTGTTCAGAAAATACGAGGACGGCCACCCAAAGGGCTAAACAAAATCTGTGGTTTCGGCGTATGTTTTCCGTTGCCTTGCTGATAGGGGTACTGATTGGGTTCCTGTTTGCCAAAGTACCAATCTGGTTTTCTACCCCGGAGCCTACCACCACGGCGGTTTTGTACGGGGCCTATACCGGCCAAGCTGTCAAAGTTCAGAGTGATGGAACCATTGTTCAGGCCGGTGACTTCACCCCTTTGAATGTCCCTATGGATGAAAGCCTTCAGGAATATGTTTATTGGATGGCGGATGCCTATGAAGTTGATTTCACTTTCCTGATGGCCCTGATCCGCAACGAAAGCAACTTCCAAGCGGATGTTATCAGCACCACCAATGATTATGGCCTGATGCAGATTAACCAGAAAAACCATGAATGGTTGTCCAATGCCGTTGGTGTAACGGATTTCCTTGACCCTTACCAGAATATTCAAGCCGGTATTTATATCCTTGGCACCCTGTTTGAAAAGTACGATGATCCACACAAGGTTCTGATGGCTTACAACATGGGGGAAAGCGGCGCTTCCAAGCTGTGGGATCAAGGGATTTACCAAAGCAAATATTCCCAGCGGGTGATTGGCTACCAAGAAACCTACATAAAGGAGTTGAACGGAAATGATCAAATGTGAAAACGCTTGTCCCCGTGGAAAGTTTGATGGGTGCTGCCATAAATGCCCGGATTTCCACACCTGCCCGGATTCCTGTCAGGAAGATCCCAACACCTGTGGTTCTTCCACCTTTGATGAAGAAGCAGGGCTTCAAGCCTTCCAGCAATCCCAGCTTGCCACCCTGAACGCTATTGCGTCCCTGACTTCTCACAAAAAGGCCATTGAAGAACAGGAAAAGACCATGAAAGCGGCCCTGTATGATGCCATGATGAAGTTTGGGGTGAAGAAGTTTGAAAGTGATGTGCTGAACCTGACCTTGGTTGCACCAAGCAATTCCACCACTATTGATTCCGCCAAGCTGAAGAAAAAATATCCCGCTATTGCGGCGGAATGCTCCAAACCTAATCCCAAGGCCGGTTATGTGAAGATCACTCTGAAGGGTGGTGAAAAGTAATGATGAACCCTTTATGTTTTGTAACCATCACACTTCACTTTGAAATCAGAAACAGTGAAATGTATGGCGGAAATGGTTCAGTTGGGTATTCTGCTTCATTTCAAGGGGTTGCCCACCCTGAACAGGCGGATGATTCCTTTGTAGAAGCCCAGCGCCGCATTACAGCCAAGCTGTTGAGTGTGCCGGTTGAAGATGTAACGGTTATCACAAAGGATGCCTATGATGCCGCCACAGAAGAACCGGAAGATGATTTTGATGATAGGGATTGGTGAAGCAGTTGGCAAGGGATGAATTTTGGGATGCGCTAAAGGAATACGCCCACCGGAACCACCAAGAACGGGTTTCCAAGAACTCTGACCGGATCGCTTATGCTATCCAGCAATTTGAAGCCCACGGGATTGAATACCAGTTGAAGAACCGGCAGACCGGCCACTTCCATTGCTGGCGGAAGTCTGATGATAAACTATTCCAGTTTTACGCTGGCACCGGCAAGATTCAGGGCCTTCAGACCCGTGGAATTCACAGCCTGATCAAGATATTGGAGGGATAAGGATGCAAAAAAGACTTACTGTGAAGGAACTGAAGGCCGCTTTGGTTGATGTTCCTGATGAACTGGAAGTTCGTTTTGGGAGTGATACAGAAGAAGCCTATGAAATCATTATTGAAATGGCAAGGCGGGTAAAGTATGAACTTCCTGATGGGCAGAAATTCGAGGACACCGGCGAAACTGGCGTGGATTACTTTGAAATCTATGGAAACGCTGTCCAGAGTGATGATTTCTGATGGCCGGTGAAAAGAATTTTGAAAACCGCCTGAAGAAGTGGTTAGAGGATGAAGGGATTTACCCTTTGGGGGAGCCGGTTAACCGTATGAGCGCCCCGCCTTGTGGGTATTGGGAAAAGCGTTGGGGTGGTGGGAGGTATGTAAAAAGCGGCCTTCCTGATATGCGGATCGTGGTGAAAGGGCTGGCCCTTGAAGTGGAACTGAAGGCCACTACCGGCACCCCTTCAGAACTGCAAAAGCGCAACATTGCCCAAATCAACAATTCCGGTTGCTTCGGCTTCATCCTGTACCCGGAAGGCTTTGAAACCTTCAAGAAAATTGTGAAAGGGGTGAAACAATGCGAGTTTCCCACAGCCGGGTTGATCTCTTTAATAGATGCCCATACAGATACCGCTTGCGATATGTGGAAGGGCTGAACACTATCCCTGATACGGAACCCGACAACGCCTTAATCCTTGGCACCGCCCTTCATACGGGCATTGAAGAAGGGGTTGAAAAGGCCCTTGACTTCTACCAGTCCAGCTTCCCAATTCTGACGGATGATCATGTGAATGAAATGATGAAGCTGGAAGCCATGATCCCCAAGGCCAAGGCCCTATTGCCACCGGGCGGAGCCTTTGAACTTCCTATTGGAAACGCTGATTTTATAGGCTTTATGGATTATCTGTGGCCCGCTGGATGGATGAACACAAGGCACCCTTCCAACTATTGGGGTGAAGATGTTCAGGTGTTTGATCTGTACGACTTCAAATATTCCAACAATGCCAAAAGCTACGCCGTTTCCGGTCAGTTGCATGAATACAAGTATTGGTATGAACTGACCCACCCCGGCCACCGGATCAGGAATATGTATTTTCTGATTGTCCCAAAGGTGAAAATCAGGCAGAAGAAAACGGAAACCATTCAGCAATTCCGGGACAGGTTGCAGGATGCTTTGAAAGACGCTGAACCATCTTTATTGCCGGTTCAGTATGACCCCATGAAAATTGTGGACTTCTTGACCGGCACAAAGCACATGGTTGAAGCCACAGATTTTCCCAAGAACCCTAACCACTTTTGCGGTTGGTGTGAATATCAAGAATACTGTGAGAAAGGATGGGATTATATGTTACTTCCCAAAAATGAACGGCGCAATCTGAACGCCACCAAGAAGAAGGTTGTCTGGCTATATGGCGCACCCTTCAGCGGCAAGACCTTCTTCGCAAACCAGTTCCCTGATCCCCTGATGCTGAACACGGATGGCAATATCAAGTTTGTGGATGCCCCCTATATCGCTATCCGGGACACGGTAACGGTGGAAGGTCGGTTGACCAAGCGGCAGTTGGCTTGGGAAGTCTTTTCCGATGCTGTGACAGAGTTGGAGAAGAAACAGAACGATTTCAAAACCATTGTGGTTGACCTTCTGGAAGATACTTATGAGGCTTGCCGGGTGTATATCTGTGACCGGCAGGGGTGGAAACATGAAAGTGATGATTCTTTCCGGGCTTGGGATATGGTAACTTCCGAATTCCTGAACACCGTCAAGCGGCTGGTCAATCTGGACTATGAAAACATCATCCTGATCAGCCATGAGGATCGGAGCCGTGACCTTACCCGCAAGAGCGGTGACAAAATCAGTTCTATCCGCCCCAATCTTCGGGAAAAGGTTGCCAACAAGGTTGCCGGTATGGTTGACCTTGTGGCCCGTATCGTGGCGGATGATAATGACCGGGTTCTTTCCTTCAAGGCTTCGGAAGTGATCTTTGGCGGTGGGCGGCTAACTGTCCACAACAAGGAAATCCCGCTGGATTATGAAGCCTTCTGTGAAGTCTACGAGGAAGCCAACCAGAAGGCCGCAGGAGCCATGAAGCACGGCGGCAATACCCCAGCTACCCCCGCACCGGAAACGGGTGACAGCGGCGAACAGAAGCCCACCAGACGGGGCAGAAAGCCCAAAGAGGAAGAAACCCCGGCCCCTAATCCTGAAGATGTGGAAGATGCTGAACGGGCGGCGGCTGGCGATCCTGATGGTACATGGACACCGGGCGGCGGTGAAGCAGATGATTCCGACCCTATGGGGCAGACGGAGCCGAAAGCCTTGCCCAAATGCCCTGATGGGGAACGGATCTTCAAGCAGTTCAACGACAGCAAGGGTGAAATCCCCCTTTGCCCCAACATTGATGCCGGCCACTGTTGCCACAAGGAAGGCGGCCCTGATGCTTGCCCCCTGTGGGATCGTCCCAAGGACACCGAACCTGCACCCAAGATGGATGTGAACCCGCCCCGGCGCACCCGGAAGAAGCGTGAACCCCATGAAGATTGACCCTTGCCCCTGTGTAATCAGCCTGAAGGATGGCTCGGTTCACACGCTGTTTGAATTCCGCCACTTCTTGGAATTGGTGGAAGATTGCATGGGCTATGATGCCGCCAAATGGTTAAGAACCCATGTAGAACAGGCGGAAAAGGCCGCTGATTATACCCAAGCCAAGGTTGATACTGACCTGACCGCTTATGAAAGCGATTTGGAAAGCAACCGCAGAGCCTTTCAGGATATTCAAGCGGAAGCCGCCGCAATTACCCAAGTTCTTCAAGGGAAGCGGGCTGATCGTCAAAAAATCGCCCATTCCGTGAGGGAAATAGGAAAGATCATTTCCAATCAACTTTAGGAGGTAAACACCATGAATGATGCGCTGAACAAGTTCAAAGCGGAAATGGAAAAGCGGGGGCTGTTCCGCAAAATTACCGTTGCCGCAAACCTGATCCCCCCCCCC